GTCGAGTCCAAAAAGTACCGTTGGAAAGTGGATGCTAGAACGGGGAAAATATTACCTACATTTGAAAAGGGAAATGACCATCTGTGGGATGCGATAAGATACGCAGTGGAGCATCTATCTACGCAAAAGCCAGATTCATTCTTTACTTTCACGGATAGCCTAGCTACTTGGCAGTGGTCAGAGGAAGACCAGAAATTCCACGAGATAAAAGACGCGTCACCGAGTTTTGGGGCGGGGTTTGGCTTCTATTGACTTTGGGGGCGTCGTCATGATATAATGTGGGCTAAACCACATCACAGGCGGCGCGACCGATGTTTAACAGAATTGCTCTTGCGATCAAGATCATCCTGCGAGGCGAACAAAAGCCGCCTACGCAGGACCCCTACCCCGAACGGTTAGATCCCCTAAGCCCATTTGCGCGCATCAGACGAAACGACTCTTTGGAAGACGGTCAAACTCCCGCTCTCCGATCTGCTTTGGATGATATCGCCCCCGAGGAGAAAGAATCCGCGAAAGGCATCGCCATGGACTCTGCTGTGGTCCACAAAGGATTTGTGGGTGATGATTCTACCGGGGCGTCCACTCTTAAGGGTGGCTCGATGGGTATGTATGGGGTCCCCGAGGGTATCACATCATGGTATATGAGCCAAGGGTTTATCGGATGGCAAACATGTGCTATTATGGCGCAACAATGGCTGATAAATAAGGCATGTGAACAATCTGGCCTAGATGCGGTCCGCCACGGGTGGGACTTAAATATCGCTGATGGTACTGATATCGACCCTGTGGTGTTGGAAGAAATAAACCAAATTGATGTGGAGTACGGGGTTAAAAACCATCTCTCCAATATGGTAAAATTCACAAATATCTTTGGCATTCGTATAGTAATTTTTGATGTCGACTACGAAGACGCCGACGCTTTAGAAATGCCATTCAATATCGACGCGGTCCGTAAGGGGTCATATAAAGGGATACGCCAGATTGACCCGTATTGGTGTTCTCCCCTTCTAGACACCAAAGCGGCCACCGACCCGGCCTCGATGCGATTTTACAAGCCCACTTGGTGGGTAGTCGGCGGGAAAAAGTACCACTGGACCCATTTGCATGTGGCGCTAGGGCCTGAAGTGGCCGATATCTTAAAACCCACCATATACTACGGCGGCCTCTCTTTGGTCCAGCGCATATATGAACGTGTCTATGCAGCAGAGCGCGTCGCCAATGAAGCGCCTTTACTGGCGATGTCCAAACGAACAACTGCACTACATGTCGACTTGAAAAAGGTAGCAGCGGATCAAAAAGGATTTGAGGGGAGACTAGAACAGTGGATAGCTTATCGGGATAACCACGCCATTAAAGTGCTGGGGATGGAAGAAGCTATGGAAGAGTCGGACACATCGCTGGCTGACTTCGACTCTCTCATAATGAGTCAATACCAATTAGTGGCAGCTATCGCAGAGACACCCGCTACTAAACTATTGGGCACGTCCCCTAAAGGATTTAACGCTACAGGCGAGTTCGAAGAAAAGAGTTACCATGAGAAGCTAGAGACCGTCCAGTCAGATGAATGTGATCCTCTTCTGAGTAGGCACTATGAGCTTATGGTTAAATCGAATGGGTGGGACTTCAAGGTAACAGTGGCTTGGAACCCTACGGACGCCAAAACAGCAGAGACCCAAGCAGATATCAATGATAAGAAATCAGCCACTGGTGAGCGATTGATTAACGCAGGGGTTATCAGCCCTGATGAAGAAAGAAAACGTGTGAGAGCCGACAAATTCTCCGGGTATTCCAACATCAAGGATGAGGAAGATGATGCAGAGGAAGAAGTGCTGGAGCCGGGGGAATTAGACCATCCGGGCAATGCGGAAAAAGGCGAGGCAGCATTGGAGGGAGCGCCAGAAAAACCACAGGAAGAAACAAAGGGTCCGGGCGAGGGAGACAGTGCCGAAGATGAAGGAGAAACCGACGAAAACGAGAAAATGTCGGAACTGGCCGGGCTTATAGACCAGTTGATGCCGTTTCTCAAAAAGTCAGCTCCGGCAAAAAGAATAACCCTCCCTAGTGTCAATGCATCTGTCCAAGCTAGTGTAATTCCTGAGATAGAGTCGGCGTTAAAGGGAGACATGCCTTCCATGTCAGAAAAAGACATGCCTAAAGTGGCGTGGAACGGCTACCAAGTCGCTATTGAAAACCCAGCTGGGACCTACCGAAGGGGCCAACTGGGCGATACAAAATGGTCTACCCGAATGCAGTATGATTATGGGTACTTAATGAACACACTAGGTGCTGATGGTGACGGCATGGATGTGTTTATGGGACGTATGCCTGACGCCCCTAATGTGTACATAGTAAACCAAAATGACCCCGATACGGGTGCCTTTGATGAGCATAAAGCGTTTATCGGGTTCAATAGCGTGGGCGACGCCGAAAACGCGTACCATGCTGCATATGGCTCTGGTTGGAATGGTTTCGGCGATATACAAGTAGCCACGGTTCCGGGATTTAAAGAATGGATGGGTAACGGCGACCACACGAAACCTTATACTATGGGCTGGAGAACAGAGGCCACCAATGAAGGAACTGCACAATGAACAAAGAAATGGGTAAAAAAATTGCTGATACTATAACGGCGCTGAGTGTTGCTATGGACGAAGTAAAACGGGACAACAGCGGCAAATTTTCATCAGGTGGCGGGGGGGCAACCGCTGCTAAAATGCCAGCAAATACCAGCAATCAAGCAGTGCGCCTCCAAAGTATTATTAAAAACGGACCTAGGACAAAAAGCGAGCACGCGATTATGGCATCTCATTTAACCAAACAAGCATCTGTAGCTAGACGAAGCGGGGACTTGAAAAAGGCTGCTAATTTAGAGACCAAGGCAAAAGGCCATAAACAGAAAGCAACAGCTGGGCAGTGGTAATGGTGTTTAAAGCATCCAAAAAACGCGGGCGTAAAATGGACAAAGTGATCAGGGGTAAGCCTCTGATCCCATCGGTAGCCATAGAGGAATGGTATGCCAACCAAATTAAGGAAATGCTGGACAGCATGGCCGCCGATTACAAATCTGAGATAATGGCCTTAATGTCCTTAGAGGGGACCAAAGAGCATTATGCTGCCGATGCAAAGCTGCCTATAAATAGATTTAAAGCCGCTTTTATGAAACTAGCGAAGCGGTGGCAGTCAAAAATAGCTAAATTGACCGGGAAAGTCCCTGAGTCATTTGCCATGCAGGTGGATAAACATTCATTTTCTTCTGTTGGGTCATCTCTTAAGTCGCTAGGCATAAAACAGCCTAAAAACATTCCCAAACCAGAGTGGGAAAGCTCCATGGAGCTGGCCGTCCAGCAAAACGTGGCGTTGATAAAAAGCGTAGGCCAAGAATTCCACGACAAGATAGAGAAATCGGTGTGGAATTCTTTGACGTCTCCACAAGGAACCGAACAGGGGGCATATGGTCTAAGCGCTTATCTAAAGGATACCCTTGGTGCGTCGAAAGAGCGTGCTGATTTTATAGCAATGGACCAGACCAAAAAGATATTTTGCGAATTAAATAACGCTCGCATGAACCAAAATGGGGTGGATGAGTTTGAGTGGGCACATAGTTCGGCAGGCAAAACGCCGAGACATACCCACATGGATTTGGACGGGAAAACATTCTCGACTAAAGGTCCGGGCAGCGAATTGTACTACCCGGACGGTACTAGAGTAGACCTACCTAAAAAAGATGACGGTAAGCCGGGCCATGCTATAGGGTGTAGATGCCGGGCGATACCAGTAATTAACATATCTGACGATTGAGGTGTCATGATGCCATTAGCTAAAGGGAAAAGTGATAAAACATTTGAAAAGAATGTATCTGAGATGATCAATGCGGGCTACCCGGAGAAACAAGCGGTAGCAGCGGCATACCAACAAAAACGATCGGCGAGTAAAGATTCCGGCGTTACCATATCTGACAAAGATCTTATATCCAAGCTGAAAAAGATGTTGAATATAACTGAATAGAAAGACTCCTGTCAAGAAAAACTAGCGCCGGTACTTGACGCGGATTTTTCTTTATGATAAAATACAAATGTGGAGTTAACCAAAGCTGGGGCAACAATGACGGACACGGCAAGCCATCGCTCGATAGACCAAAACGGGTTTTTGAATGTTCGGTCAACACCTGTGTCCAGCTACGGCATCTTTGAATACAGCGCCGCCCAAGTAGGGCTACCCGGCGATCCTGACCGCATCGTCAACGTATATCGTCCTGAGTCATCATTAACTGATCCCGACACTATCAAGTCATTTCAAACCCTTCCGGTGATTGATGACCACGATCTTTTGTCAGGCTTTGAAGAAGATGATGATATCATGTCCCCCGAGGAAAAGGGCGTTGATGGTGTGATGACCAATGTCTCCTATACAGCCCCTTGGTTGATCGCTGATGTTAAAGTATTCTCCCGCCGTATGCGCCGCGCTATTGATAGCGGCAAGTGCGACCTTAGTGCAGGTTATGCATGCGACTTCATCTTTCAAAAAGGTGTCTTCCGGGGCAAACCGTACGAAGTTGTACAAATCAACATGCGCGGCAATCATTTGGCTCTGGTGGATGCTGGTCGTGTCCCCGGTGCTAAAGTGCTGGATAGCAAGACATTGATTTATGACTGTCTTTCTTTCAATAAAATCAACCCGACCAAAGGAATCGATATGAAACCAAAACGTAAATCGGTTGCGATGGACAATGCAGTAGAGCAGCTTAAATCACTGATCCCAGCGCTCGAACAGTATTTGTCCGAAGAAGCATCCGAACCGGCGCACCAAGACGGCGAAGAGCCGGTTAATGAATCCGCAGGAGCTGAAGGCGGTGTCGGCGGAGCCACCGAGGGTGACGAAGGCGAAGAAGTTCCTGAGGGCGGTGAGGCTACTGAAAATGTAGAATCCGCTGAAGCACCGGAAGGAACTGACCCTGCGGCCATCCTATCTCAAATTGTTGCTTTGCTTAAAACTATGGGCACCGCAACCGACGAAGAGATGATCCAGGATGCCACAGAAGGGCTGCAAGAAGGCGGCGAGCATGCCATCGGCAACGATGAAGGTGAAGAGGGCGAAGAAAAACCAGCTGTTGCTAGTGACTGCGACAACAACGGCAAAGCTTCACCCGGTCCGGCGTCAGGCATCCATGCTACTGGCGATGCTGCTATCCGTAAGTCTATCTACAAAGACATGGCCAGCAAGCAAAAATTATATAACCGCGTCAAGCCGGTTATCGGCGCATTCGACCATTCGCTTATGACTTGCGAAGATATGGCCGCATATGCAGCTAAAAAGCTGAAAATCAATGTACCTAAGGGATCTGCCAGCATTGCGCTTGACAGTTTCTTGTCCGGTGCAGAACGCAGTAAAGTAGCTGCTAAACCGGTTACTCATGCAGGCGACGCCGCATTCGGTTCGTTTGACCCTATCGATAACTATTTGAAAGGTAACTGATCATGGGCTTTCAGAAAAGCGTATATCGCCAGTATGTTCAGGGCTTCGTAGGCGAGATCGCCGCTGATGGCCCTGTACGTGTTAAACCGGGCACCTTGACTGCGCCTGCTCTTTCCACCAACGTCAACCGTATCGGTCGTGCGTTCGGCTGGTCAACCGACCTTCCAGCTATGGGCGGCACCCCTCCGGTCAACTCAGTAACACCGGCTGTCGGCGCGGCTGTGATTGTGGGCGGTGCTAACTACTACGGTATCTTGGGCATCCCTAAAAGCTATGCTCTATTTGGCGGAAGTAACGGCCCTTTGTCCCCCACTGTCGATCTCCCTGCCGGTTTGGGGGCAGAACTGCTGGATATGGGCATCGTCACTTTGTCTGTGGCTAACGGCAATGATACTACACAAGATGTTGTGTACAGTGCCCAGCTTTACTACTGCATCGCAGCGGGTGCTGCAGCATCAGGCTACGCAGCTACGTCAGCCAGCGATGTTGGCCGACTGTACGTGTTTACTGATGCCTCCAACAAAACACCGTCCTCAACTAAATGGCTGCCAGTACCGGGCGGCATTGTAACAACGGTGGTCACGGGAGTAGCATCAGTAACTCCGAATGGCACCGACAACCTCGACGCGGGTAATGTTACCGTCCGTGCTCAACTGACCCGTTAACAGGAGATTTATAATGGCGAATGTAAGTAAAACGCATTCAGCTTTGCCCCCACGTTCCATTCGGGCGCTGGAGCTGGAGAAAAAACACATCGGCGACGCTGCAGTACGCAAGCTGAATCAGTTGGGCATTTTCATCGACCCACAATTCGTGCGTGACCAAGTCGCGGGGCTGTACCGAGGCGGCAATGGCAACGGTAACAATAGTTTGGCAATGGACGCCGCGTTTACCCCGCAGGCTACTGCTTCATCCATCCCAACCCCGCTTCAATTCCTGCAGTATTGGCTGCCGGGTTTTGTAAAAATCATCACTTCGGCCCGTAAGATCGATAAGATCATCGGCGTTAACACTGTCGGTTCTTGGGAAGATCAAGAAGTAGTTCAGGGTATCGTCGAAAGTTCAGCCACTGTGCAGGAATACGGCGACTACACCAACATCCCTCTGGCATCGTGGAATACCAACTTTGAACGCCGTACTATCGTGCGCGGCGAGTTAGGTATTCAGGTAGGTATGTTGGAAGAAGGCCGTTCCGCTGCGATGCGTCTGTCATCCGCTGAAGAAAAACGCCAAGCCTGTTCCATCTCTTTGGAAACTTTCCGAAACGCAGTGGGCTTCTATGGCTGGAACAACGGCAACAACCGTACGTTTGGTTTCCTTAACGATCCAAACCTCCCGGCTTGGGTGTCAGTATCAGGGTCTACTTGGAACACTAAGACGTTCCTGCAGATCACTGCCGATATCCGTGTTGCTGTGGCTGCGCTGCGCACCCAGTCCCAAGATATCATCGACCCAGAAACTACCGAACTAACTTTGGTTCTCCCTACCGCCAAGGTTGATTTCCTGACCGTAACGTCTGATTTCGGCATTTCAGTTCGTGATTGGCTGACTCAGACCTACAAAAAGATCACCATTATCTCAGCTCCAGAGCTTAATGGTGCAAATGGCGGCGCTGATGGTTTTGTGTTGTTTGCGGATAAGATCGACTCGTCCGAAGATGGCTCAAGTGACGGTGGTCAAACGTTTGTGCAGGTAGTTCCTAACAAATTGTATACTCTGGGCGTTGAAAAACGCATCAAAAGCTATGTCGAAGGTTTTTCCAACGCCACAGCTGGTGTAATGCTGAAACGTCCATGGGCGGTAATTCGCTACACGGGTATCTAAGCTAAGCAGTTTGAAATAAATTCTGAAAGCCTCCTAACCGGGGCTTTCAGCATATGTGCATATTGACACTAAACCCAACTTTGTGGTATAATAAGGGTGCATGAAATAAAGTAAAAATCCATTGGGCTGTGGGGGCTAATGGATAACATAAATAGGACCACAAAGGAATAAAAATGACTGTATATGTATTATCTACCATGACCGGCGACGTGGCGTACACGTTTTACAGTGGTGACGCTGGTAAAGGCGACCTTCCGAGTGAACGAAAACGCATCTATATCCGAGGCGGTGCAGGTCTTCCCAGTTTGACCAGCGGTGTCGGTGAAATGTCAAAAGATGACGCTGGTCACCCGCTGTGGACATCGGAAGGGGTTGTTACTCCGATCACAGATGCGGCTTACGCGGAATTAAAAGACCATCGAATTTTTAAACAGCATATTGACAACGGTCACATCAAAGTGCTGAATAGCGACATTGCGGATAGTGCGAAAGCGATCGCGAAAGAAGTACGCAACATGGAAGCCCGCGATGCTTCAGCCCAGCTAACAGAGGCTACGGTGGGCAATAAGATCAAGTCTAAAATGCCTAAAGTGTCAACTGGCAAGGGCGATGACGAAGAAATCAATTTCGCCGCAATGCCTAAAATCAAATAGAGGTACTGAATGTCAAACGCCATCACCTTTAATGAAGACCTGTTTAGAGCGCAATGCCCAGCGTTTGCTGACATAACGGCATACCCCACCGTAGTTCTACAGATGTACTGGGATGAAGTGGGGAGTTTTATTGTTGATGGCGGGACCTACGGCATGCTGCAGGGAGACAGCACAGTATTGGCTATGAACTATATGGTAGCTCATTTTCTAGAGCTGGCCAAGCTAAATAAAACTAAAGGAACCAGCAAGCAAGGCGGCTATAAAACGTCGGCAGGTATTGACAAAATAAGTGTTCAGTACTTAGCCCCGCCGAATAAAGATCAACTAAGCTGGTGGATGAACCAAACCAACTACGGGGCAGCCCTTTTGGCCCTACTTGAGATTAAGTCGGTGGGTGGGTTTTCTGTCGGTGGCTTGAATGAGCGCGGCGGTTTTCGAAAAGCTGGTGGTATATTCTGGTGAAGTCAAATCTATCCGGGTCAGAGCAACTGAAAAAGTCCATGGACGAAATGTCACGGAAAGTCGTGAAGGTAGGTTGGTTTGAGACAGCGCGCTACCCGGCTGATGAAAAACGTGGTAGGGCAGGAGGGGAGTACGTAGCAGCGGTGGCGTACTGGCTCAATAAGGGGACCCCCCACATGCCTGCAAGGCCGTTTGTAAGCGATGCTATCATGACAAACGAGCAAAATGTTAAGACATTGGCTAGAAAGTTGATGTCAAAGGTCCTCAACGGGGAGTTGTCAACAGATGAGGCCATGGGGCAGATAGGGCTTTACATCGAGGGGCTGATAATCAGAAATATTAAGTCCCAAAACTACGAGGCTCTATCTGAGGATTACAGAAGGTGGAAAATGAAATTTCACAACGAACCCCAAATACTGATAGACACTGGCCTGTTGTGGCAGACATTAACATCGAGGGTGGAAGAAAATGATCATTCCGGGCAGTAACCTTCTCTCTGATGCTATGGCTTTGCTTGACACTGTAGATATCAAGTATTACAAAGATGCTGGAAGAGATATCAACGATCAGGGTGTATGGGTCACATCGTACGAGCCAATGGTTATAGTTGAGGCCAGTGTTCAAG